AGAGATGATACAGCTTGGCTGTTCTGATGCGGCGGCGGCAGAGGAACTTTGGATTATGTGCCGGCGTGATTTACTTTTTTACGTCAACACTTTTATTTTTACTTATGACCCGCGACTACCAGAACCAATAATCCCTTTTATCACTTATGATTATCAAGATGAAGCTTTAATCGAAACAGAAATTGCAATTGTCAAAGGGAAGGATTTACTTTTTGAAAAATCCCGCGATATGGGAGCAACGTGGATAGGCGATACAGTTGTCGAAAAGCGTTGGCATTTTCACACCTTGCAGTCTTTTTTAATGTTATCCCGTGTTGAAGATATGGTCGATAAAACCGAGGACCCGGACTGTCTGTTTTGGAAAATTGATTTTCTTCTTGAACACTTACCGCCATTTCTCAAGCCTAACACAAACCGTAACAAATTGCATATTTTCAATAAGGATAATAGCTCGGGCGTGGTGGACGTAGGACGGCGATATTTCTTGATGAGTTTGCAAGTATTGATATGGGACACGAAGTTTTAAGCTCTACCCGTGACGTGACCCGATGCCGGCTTTTCAATTCAACTCCAAAAGGTACAGGTAACGCATTTTATGATATGCGGCAAACGTCTATCAAAAAACTTCGATTCCATTGGCCTTTATACCCGATTAAAAGAATGGGCCTTTACACCACTGAAAACGGTACACTAAAAATACTCGATGAAGGTTATAAATTTGGCGATGATTACCCGTTTATCTTGGATGGCAAGTTACGTTCTCCGTGGTATGATAACGAATGTAAGCGGGCGGCTCACCCGATGGAAATTGCACAAGAGCTTGATATTGATTATCTTGGTTCTGATTATCAATTTTTCACTTCGGAAGTAATAAAGCGGATTCAAACACAGGATATACGACAACCGCTTCAAATTGGAGAGATTGAATTTGAGCCGGATTCGCTTCGGCCTTTGTGTTTCACTGAACAGGAAGGCGGGAATTTGCAGGTTTGGGTTAGTGTCGATCCGCGAGGTAAACTTTCCGAAACAATCCCTTGTGTTTTGGGTGTTGATATTGCAGCCGGTACAGGTGCAAGCAATTCTGCTATCAGTGTTGTTAATGAAAAAACCGGCGAAAAAATCTTAGAGTATGCTTCGGCTTTTGTAAAGCCTGAACGCTTAGCAAAACTGGCTATAGTTTTGGCTCGATGGTGCAACAATGGTTTTTTGATATGGGATGGGGCCGGGCATGGCCGGGTTTTTGCAGATACCGTTATTGAGCTTGGTTATCGAAATATCTATTATCGCCGAAACGACAAAAGTATAACGAAAAAAGTTACTGACATTCCCGGTTATTTTTTAACTCCTGATAACAAACTTTCGCTTTTAGGTGCATACCGCAAGGCTCTTGATTGTGGAGCTTTTACACAACGTTCTTATGAAGCAAACAGGGAATGTTTGCAATATGTTTTTACTACCAAAAGCACGGTCGAACACGTTGGAAGTAGAAACACCGTAGACCCGACAGGTGCAAAAGATAATCACGGGGATCGTGTTATCGCTGATGCTCTGGCTTGGAGAGCAGTACAGGTCCATTCGTATATCGAAAGCGAAATGAATATAACGCCTGATTATTGTTATGCAGCGCGTCGTCAAAGATATTTGGAACGGCAGAAAAATAAAAATTACTGGTAGGGTAGAAAAATGGCAAATCCAGTTGATGATATGTGTTTCAGCGAAGCGTTGAAGGCTTTGAAAATGGGTAACAAAGTAGCACGGTTAAGTTGGGACGGTTTTAAGGCTTGGATAAAACTTGAAACTCAAAATGACACACTAACCTTGCCTTATGTTGTTATGAAAACCGCTCGTGGTCACTTTGTCCCGTGGCTGCCGAACCAATGCGATTTGTTAGCTGAAGATTGGTGGATAGTGACAGAATGATAAACCCGCTTAATCCAAAAGAGGTTAAACAGCTTCAAGATTCAATGGCGTGGAGTCGCAAGAAACTTGCACCATTCCGGCGTAATCGTATGGAAGTTCTACGCGAATATGTTGGTTATCATTATTCCGATAATGGGGCTTATGACAGAGTGCCGATTAACTTAATGGAATTGGCATTAAACATTTATCAACAGCTACTTGCTGCTCAAGCTCCACAGGTTTTAGCCACAAGTCCATATAAAATACTCAAGCCTAAAGCTGCTGATCTTCAATTAGCGATGAACCACTTGTTAGAAGAAATACAATTTGGCAAAACTATTTCAAGAATAGTGTTAGATGCTTTGATTGGTATAGGGATAGGCAAAACCGCAATTAACAATTCCGCCACAATTGAGATCGGCGGTTTTCTGCACGATGTAGCTCAACCTTTTACCGATGCTATACACCTTGACGATTGGGTGCATGATATGACTGCAAAAGTTTATGAACAGGTACAGTATGCAGGTAACAGATATACTTTGCTCTATGATGAAGCAATGGAGATGTTCAAAAATAGTAAAGCCCGCGAACATCTTACGCCGTCCGAAACACGGGGTTACAATGAAGGTGGAGAGCCGACAGGCGAAACGCTTTCCCGTGGTGTCGCAACAAGCCGTGAAGAATTTCGCAAAACGGTAGAGGTTTGGGATATGTGGCTACCGAAAGAAGGGCTTGTTTTGACTATGCAAGCCGGCGATGGTTCTTCTGTTGAAGGTGAAGTCCTTAATGTTGTAGAATGGCAAGGCCCTGAAATTGGCCCTTATCAAATACTTTCGTTTAATGATGTGCCGGGTAATGTTATGCCTTTGCCGCCTGCCGCATTGTGGGAAGATTTGCACGATTTAGAAAATCGGCTTTATCGCAAACTTGGCCGGCAAGCCGAGAGGCAAAAAACAATTCTTGGTGTGCGTTCCGGTGGTAATGCTGATGGTCAACGTGTTATCAAATCCAATGATGGAGAGGCTATAAACCTTGACGATCCACGTAACGCACAGGAATATAAATTTGGTGGTATTGACAATACCACACTTGCTTTTCTAATTCAGTCAAAAGACCTTTACAGTTATTTAGCAGGTAATCTTGATGCGTTAGGCGGGTTAAGTCCACAAGCTGAAACGCTTGGTCAAGATAGGCTTTTAGCCGCAAGTGCAAGTCAGCGTATTTTGAAGATGCAAAAGACTACGATTGAATTTACAACGCAGGTAGTTAAAAGTTTGGGTTTTTATTTATGGTACGATCCGTGGATTCGGCTGCCACTGATTAAACGTGCTCCGGGCAATATCGAAATACCGGTTATGTTTACACCTGAAGATAGAGAAGGTGACTACTTAGATTATAATATCAAAATAGAACCTTACTCAATGCAACATCATTCCCCGGCTTCAAAGCTGCAAGCTATCCGCGAAATTTTCAGCAACTTCATTGCTCCGTTTTTGCCGATGCTTGAGGCTCAAGGTATTACGATTGATTTTGAAGCTCTGTTTAAGACTATTGGCAATTATGCCAACTTGAACGAATTAAAAGATTTTCTGATTTACACAAACCCGCAGCATACCGAACGCGGTCCGGTAGAATCGGCCCGGCAAGCTCCTGTTACAAGGCGAATTAACGAGCGAGTTAATAGGCCGGGTGCAACTACCCAGGGCAAAGATGCGGCAATGGTACAAATGTTACTTGGCGGTGGAGTACAGCCGGCAGAGAAAGCGGCAATACCGCGAGCGGTCGGATAACAGAAAGGGCTTGTTATGGAAAAAGTGACAAAAAATGACTTATGGCTAAAAGTATTACTTGGCTTAATTATTACCTTGCTTGTGGCGGGTTTTTCGTATTTGGAAACACGGAAACTTGACAAAACGGTTTTTGAGCTACAACGGGAAAACGTTACAAGGCAGTTAGATCGAATTGAAAGAGGTGTAGAAAAACTTACGCAGGGGCCGTAGGCAAAACCAAAAGAAACGGGCATAGTCGGTTCGCTACCGGCAAGATGCTCTAACCATCGAGCCTGTTAGAGAGGTTGTTGGGTTAATCCTGACAACCTCTTTTCTTTTGGTGAATTGAATTTATGGAGTTTAGAAATGCCAACTTATTGTTTTAGATGTTCGGAATGTGGACACACGGAAAGCGAAGTTAGGCCGATGTCCGAGGCAAGCAACAAAAAGCGTTGCGGCAATTGCGGTGCAAATTCAAGCCGTGATTTAAGGGCAGAGCATTGTAGTTTTCAGAATAATTCCGGCAATTGGCCTATGGAGTCGGACGCTGCCGGTGTCGATGTTTCGCAAGTTGCCGAAGCAACCGCCCACGCTAAAGCAATTGGTGTCCCCACTGAATTTAATTCGCAAACAGGTAATCCGATTTTCACAAGTCGCAATCACCGTAAAAGGTATTGCGAAGCGGTTGGCTTATATGACCGTAACGGCGGATATGGTGATCCGCAGAAACGGAGTTAAATTATGCCGGCACAATCAAAAAAACAAAGGCGAATGATGGCTATTGCAAAGCATTTCCCAACAAAACTGTATGCCCGTAATCGTGGCGTTTTAGCAATGTCCAAACAACAATTAAGTGAATTTGCACGCACGCCGGAAAAGAACCTACCGGCAAGGAAGGGACTGGCAAAAAGACTAACAAAAAGAAATAGAAAACTAATTGCTTAAAGGAGTCGAAAAATGGCTGACACTCAAACCCAAACTGAAACAGAAGATGTCAAAACCGAAGAAACTCAAACGGAAAAAACCGAAGATACTCGAACCGATGAACAAAAATTGAATGACCAATACGATTATGATGATTCGTTGGGCGATGATGATTCGTCTACCGATGAAAAGGACAAAGGCGATGACAAAGATACCGCCGATGACCAAAAAACTGCCGATGACACTGCCGGCAGTGAAAAAGAGCAGGAAGCTACCGAAACAGAGAAAAAATCTGTTATCAGTGATGAACTTCTTGCCCGTGCTGAAAAAATGGGCTTTACGAAATACGAAGCTCAATCTTTCAGTAATGCCGAGGACCTAAAAAGGACTTTGGATATTCTTGATGGGGCGGGGGACGCAAAACCCGGCGGCGAAAAAGATTCGGAAAAAGAGCCTGAATTTAAGATTGACCTTAACCCTGATGAGTATGATGAAAAAGTTATTAATACTTTTGAGGGCTTAAACAAATTCCATACTGATCGCTACAGTGCTCTTGAAACGAAACTTAATCAAGTTTTAGAGGCCGTAGGTAACGATCAAGCCGCAGCAGCAGACGTGCGGTTTGAGTCTATGATTGAGGGCTTAGGCGATGACTTCACAGAAACGCTTGGCAAAGGCCCCGGCCATAGTCTTGACCAAAAAGGCACACAATTTGAAAACCGCGTAAAGCTTCACGAAGAAATTGTCCGCATTGCAGCCGGTTATGCAGCTTTGGGCCAGCAAGTACCTACGGAAAAGGAACTGTTTGAAAAAGCAGTTGGAGTCGTTTTCAAAGATAAACAAAAAACCCTTGAGATGGATAAGCTCGGTAAAAAACTTGACAAGCGAAGCAAGCAAAGTCTTGGCCGGGCTGCACCACGCAAGGATAGGGAATTGTCACCTGACCAACGGGCTACCAACTATGTAAACGAGTTTTACAAAAAGAACAACATCGATCTTAGCGAAGGCCCGGACAATCAGGATTATTTCTGATTCCCGTAAACAAGTGAAAGGATAATTATTATGGAACTAACTGATTCTCAAATAAAAGATTTGATGCTTGGCACGCTCAATGAGCTTGGCCGGGGTCGATTCACGCAGATTGCTCAGGACCTACAGGAGTATGAGGTTATGAGTAACCTGCTCAAAAAGGAAAAAGTGATATTCGATAGTGGTAAGGGTATCCAGCGTACCATTATGACAAAAGTTGGTGGTACTTTCCGTCACGTTGGCTTGCACAGTCAAGATGAAGTCAACATTTCCGATCTGCTCGACAAGATTAACATTGCTTGGAAACATGGTACAGCTTATTGGGCTTGGGAACGCCGGGAAATGCTGGAAAATCGCGGTAAGGCTCTGATTGTCAATATCATTAAGCCGAGACGTGCTGCTGCTATGATTGATATTGCACAGGGCATGGAAGAAGCGTTTTTTGATGCACCCGATCCGTCTGACAAACTTGTCCCTTATGGTATCAAATACTGGATTGTCAAAAATTCAAGTATTGGTTTTAACGGCGGCAATCCTACAGGCTTTAGTAACTGTGCCGGGATTGATTCGGACGAAGTGCCAGCTTGGAAAAACTACACAGGTGAGTATACCGATATTTCAAAGCTTGATCTTGTTAAGAAGCTGCGAAAAGCCCACCGTAAAACCAATTGGAAGTCACCTGTAACGATTCAAGACTTTCGCGGTGCGATGGGCAAAAAACGCCGGCTCTATGTCAACGAGGAAACTTTGTCAACTATTGAAGATTTGGGCGAAGCCCAAAACGAGAATCTTGGCCGCGATATTGCCTCGATGGACGATACGATTGTGTTTAAGAAACACCCGATTATTTGGGTCCCCTATCTTGATGATGATAGCACTAACCCGGTTTATATGATCGACCGCTCGACTTTCTATCCCGTGATTCTCAAAGGCGATTATATGCGTGAAACCGAACCGGAAAAAGCACCTAAGCAACACAACACTTTCGTTATCTACGTTGATATTTCCTACAACTATCTGTGTATCGACCGCCGCCGTAATGCTGTCTTTAGTTTGGCCGCCGCATAGTTTTAGTTTTGGCAGGCCAGTAATTGAAAATTGAAAACTGAAAAAATGTAAAGGAGATTTATTATGAATCCAGTAGTCCACGAAAATCAAGCGAGGGCCTTTAAGAGATGGGTTTATTTCTTAGGCTCTGTGGCTCTTGTCAAAGGACAAGGGCTGTCCTATGATCGCGGTTACTACACGGCTAATTCCGATGAAGCGGTAACAGACCCGTGGGGTAGACGTGATAAAGTGGTCCGCTTGCCTTCCAGTTCTTATAGTGAGCATTTCGCCG